TAGCTTTGATCCTCATGTCGGCCATGATTACCTTCTGGACTCTGATGATCGGTATGATTTTTATCACAAAGTTGAAAAAAAGATTCCCTTTGACCTTGATTACTTCAACAAAATAACACAAGGTGGACTCTCTTCTAAAACTTTAAATGTGGCTCTTGCCGGAACAGGTGTTGGTAAATCATTGTTTATGTGTCATGTTGGGGCGAGTGCCTTATCACAAGGTAATAATGTTTTGTATATTACACTTGAAATGGCAGAAGAAAGAATTGCAGAACGTATTGATGCTAACCTTATGGATTTACCTATACAACAATTAGAAACATTACCGAAAAATGTATTCAGTTCTAAGATAGAACGTATAGCACAATCAAGTATAGGTAAACTAATCATCAAAGAATATCCTACTGGCGCAGCACACACTGGTCATTTTAGGGCATTACTAAACGAATTAAAACTTAAAAAGAATTTCAAGCCCGATATAATTTATATCGATTACTTGAATATATGCTCCTCCTCGCGCATGCGTGGGCTCGGGGGAAGTATAAATACTTATTCGTACGTCAAAGCTATAGCGGAAGAACTCAGAGGTTTGGCGGTCGAATTTAACGTCCCTATTGTTAGCGCAACGCAAACAACTAGATCTGGCTTCGGTAATACTGACGTCGGATTGGAGGACACTTCGGAATCATTTGGTTTACCTGCAACGGCAGATCTTATGTTCGCTCTTATATCAACAGAGGAACTTGATGATCTAGGCCAGCTACTGGTAAAACAATTGAAAAATCGTTATAACGATCCGACCAAATATAAACGCTTTGTAGTTGGTATTGATCGTTCCCGCATGAAATTATACGATGTAGAGGAATCAGCTCAGACAGATATTGTGTCTGATATGACGATTCCGGATAAACCAATAAGCACGTGGGGTGATCGAGAAACAAAAGACACCTTTACGGAATTTAAAATATAGGAGAAATATATGTTAGATACAGCAAAAGATTGGGTAATGGATAGGATAGGCGAAAGAACATCTATAGACGGTGTTGGATTAGTCGTAATCTGTGGTTCTGTTATTCTGTTTGGAGGTATAGCTAAACTATTAGCTTGGCTAGGACTTGCATGGGGTGTATACACTCTAGTGAAGAGCGAAGATTAACAGAAATAAGGAACGAAATACATTATGCATTTTAATGTGAAACTTATATCATATACGAAGCCAGCTGAAGAGATCGACTTAAGTGACGAACTACTTCAGTTGGTTTCTTTTTGTGCTAGGGTATCAAACCCAGACAATCAATACAACGAAAAGACTTCAGAAAAATTAGTGAAGTATTTAATTAAAGAAGGTCATTGGTCGCCATTAGAAATGGTAAACGTATGTATGGAGATCGAAACTACTCGAGATATATCCAGACAGATACTTAGACATAGATCTTTTTCTTTCCAGGAATTTAGCCAAAGATATGCTGATCCTACTAAAGAATTTAAATTTATTACCCGCGACGCGCGTATGCAAGATTATAAGAATAGACAAAACTCTATTGAAATACCTCAAGAAGATTCTATTAACTATGTTTGGGAATCATATCAGGAGATATTAATTGAAAGAGCTAAGAAGGCATACGAATGGGCTATTGAAGCTGGCATTGCAAAAGAACAAGCGAGAGTAGTTCTTCCAGAAGGATTAACTATGTCTAGACTTTATATGAACGGAACTCTTCGTTCATGGATTCATTATATCCAATTAAGATCCGAGAACGGTACTCAGAAAGAACACATGGAAATTGCAAAGGTTTGCGCAGAGGTTATATATAATCTATTTCCGGTGGATGACATTGTTTAAAGGTCACAACAATATAGCAGAACATATCGATCTCAGCATGATTGAAAGATTGCCTTTTGATTATGCTGATACCACCCAGATGGATGCTATAACAGAACACTTCCGCGATTTAGGTATACCAGTTCCTGATTATCCAAAAGATGGTGCTTGCGTATATCGAATTGGTCAGGACAAAATGCCAGATTGGGCTATTGGTATTAAGAATATGTTCCCTGAAATAAAAGATCCTAAAACCATTAATATTATTAAAATTATGCCCGGAAGATTTATTGCTCCTCATGTAGATAGGTTAAGGGATTATGACCCAGAACTAAATCCAATTAGAATCAATGTATTCCTACAGGATCGGTTGTTTGGACATTACTTCGAGATGGCTGGAGAAACCTGGATGGATTATAAGAAAGGTGATTATACAAAGATTCCCTTTGGAACTGCACATGTAGTTGCTAACCTTGGTTATGAACCTCGATATACCATACAGATCTCAGGTTACGTCACAGCTTCGTGAATTTTTAAAAAAAAGTCAAAAAAGAGGTTTACAACTCCCCTAAAATGTGGTATAATACACATGTATTTAAAAATAAAACAGAGGAGTTAAAATGGACAATACAAAAAAACTAAATGCATCAATAGATATTCTTCTAGATGACATTACATCAAAATATGAAAGGTTTTGCCGATCTTCTAAATTTGGTGCTATCGAAGAAAAAGTTCAAAAATTCGCAGACGAATTAAATGTTGAACACGGTAGAAAATATATTAAGATCGTAGCTGGAAACAGAGTATGGGGATTTATTAATTTAGGAAACTATGATTTCGAATACGGTGATATTCTGAAAGCTAAAAACTTTAAAACCCCATCACTGAACCAAGCACGTGGAAACATCTTCGAAGATGTTTACTACATTGATTGGACCGGTCCACTTTACATCTCTGGATATTCTGCAGGTGGTCAAAGAACCTGTGGAAAATGCGGAGCAGAAATCAAAAATTTATTAGGAGCAGCATAATGTCAGAACCAACAAGAAGTCAAATTTATAATTTAATCGAAGATGCCTTAGATAAACTAAGTGATCTAGATTCAAGATTAGATAGTATCGAAAGTCAAGTATCTAATATGTCCAACATCGAAAGCGAGATAGGATACGTACAAAGTACTGTCGATGGTATCGAAAGCACAGTTAATTCAATAGAAGGGAGTATATCATGATGAGTCAATATGAATCACATTATGAAGTGCTAGCTAGGGCTTCTGGTGGGAAACTTACCCCAAAAGAAGTCTATAACCTCGAAACATACGGAGCCAAAGATCCAAGTGAACTTGCTCCGGATCCAGAAGATGAATCAGTTTGCGTTTGTGGTAAACAGATAGATGATTGCGGGGAAGCTTATGAGCACATCACCAGCGGTTACTAAATATCAGGCGGTGGAGACCTTTTATTCTAAAAAAGAAAGAACGGCTCGCCGATGGGAACTTTTTAATCATCATAAATATGATGTGAGGAACCTAAAAGATAGACCAGGTTTCGAACTAGGAACTTACTTATTGGAGTATGAAATATGGACAACTCAGTATACCTAATTCTATTATCGGTGACAACAGGTTATGCTTGTTATTATGCCTATAAAGAAGGAATTAAAGAAGGGGTAAATCGTAGCTTAAAAATTTTACATCAGCAAAAAATTATTGCCTACGATAATAAGGGAGAAATTTACCCCAATCCATTTTTTGAAAGAAAGTAAATCTATAAATAGATATATGAAATCTTTTAAATTACATCTTAAAGAACTATCGAAGAAAGACCTTCAGCAGAAGGTGGTTGGTCTAGACACTCGTCTAGACAAGCACTCAAATGCTGGAAGGGTAATGAATACAGGTAAATTATCTAAGGATGAGTTCAAACAACTTCTTAAAAAGAAGGTAGCAGACGGGGATGTAGAAGTTATACCACCAAGCACTGGTGCAAATAAGTCTTCCCAATTTGATTTATTCTCTTTCGAATTAGACGGTAAATCTATGGCTATTACCTTATCTAATCCAGTAGCTGGAAGAGGTTCTAAATCAACAGATGCTAACGAAGAATCACTTATGTTAGTTATATCTGCAATGTATTCAGGGGCAGAAGGTAAAGACGAAATAGCTGTTAAAGCACAAGATAAATCAATATATGAAAGATGTGTGGATAAAGCAGGTAAAACATTTACCATTACTCACGCAAAAGAATTAATTGTTTACCTTGAAGAAAAACAAGATTGGTTTGATTCGCATATAGCACAGGCTAAAGTCTTTATTAAAGATTTTCCTAAAACCCCAAAATATATTTGTATGGATAGAGCAGGTATAGAAATCTGGAAACAAGCAGAAGCCTTATTTAAAGCTGAAGAAGGATTCGGCGGAGGAGCTCCAGATAAAGATAAATGGAATCCTGCAGATATTTGGGTATACTATGAAGATACACCTAAATTTGATACCATAGATGACTTAAACAAATACCTATTCGATTCCATTAAAAACAAAAATGGTATTATTGGAGTTTCACTTAAGAAAGGAACAGGTAAATTATCCTATGTCAATGTAGGAAAAAATCCAGAGGTTGATGTTACTAATGTAAAATCACAATTTGGTAAGAACTTTACTTTAGGTGTTGATATGGAATTCTTAGGTAAAGGTATACCTTCAGACTTTAGCTTATACTTTAGAATATTCCAAGCATCAGATAAAGAATCTATAAGGGGTGAAGCTACTGGTAAAAATGCTATGCAAGGAAAGGTAAAACTTGATATGATAGACGTACTATCTGGCGGTAAGTATTCAGAACGTATACGTGCAGCTGGTGGTCCAAATATTCTAAAATGGGATAAGAACAAAAAAGAATATTCCCTAACAGCAAACGGATTAAAGAAATTTAAATCTGTTGAGAAGAAATGGAAAAAGATGAGAAGGTGGAAAAATATAAAATATAAAGCAGGAGCTACTCTTGCAGAATATGAAAGAGCTTTCTCAAATGGCGTAGTTGGATTCCTAGAAGAATTAAACAAAGGTTATCCAACAAGTAAAACAAAATATAGACCTTGGAAAGAAAATCAAGGCAAATCGATGATTAACTCTCGATTCCAAACAATTGAAATGGTGTGGTTATTTAATAAAATGCCACAAGAACAACAAAACAATCTGGCCGCTGGACTACTTAAATTTGCAAAAAGTATGTCTGATTGGTCAGCAGCTCATGCGAAATTACAATAATGAAAAGTTTTAAACATTTTAATCCGATCTCAGAATCAAAAAATACTCATATGACTCATATAGAGGATTTGGTTTTGGACGGTGGAGTTAAGGGGGCACGCCAGGCAATCCTAGCGCTGCGATCATTGAGGGATATGTTGAGCGGTCATGCTAAATCACCAGTAGATGTGACCGTCAAATGGGACGGTGCCCCCGCCGTTTTTGCAGGAGAAGATCCAAATGATGGGCAATTCTTTGTAGCAAAGAAAGGCATATTTGCACAAAATCCAAAAGTATATAAAAGCCATGCCGATATAGATGCAGATACATCAGGCGATTTAAGTAAAAAATTAAAAATGGCTTTTGATGGATTAAAAGGTCTTGGGATTAAAGGTGTTATCCAAGGTGACTTTATGTTTGATAAAGCTGACCTAAAAGGTGAAACTATTAATGGTCAAAAAGTAATTACATTCCATCCAAACACAATCGTGTATGCAGTTCCATATGGATCTAATTTAGAAAAAACAATTTCAAAAGCAGACATTGGTATTGTCTGGCATACTCAATATTCTGGAGCTACATTCGAAACTATGAAAGCTAGCTTTGGAGGAGATATAGTTGGTAAATTAAAAAAGAGTTCTAAAGTATGGATGGTGAATGCAGAGCTCGATGATCTATCAGGTAATGCTACATTTACTAAGGCTGATAATTTACAGGTAACTAAATTACTATCAGAAGCTGGTAAACTATTCCGTAAGATTAGTTCTGGCGTATTAAAAGAACTAGAAAGTAATAAAGAATTAAATTCCATTGTTAACATCTATAATAATAGTATGGTTAGGAAAGGACAAAGAATAAAAGATACCAAAAAACATGCTAAGGGATTAATACAATTTGTTGAAGAAAGATATGCAAAACAAATTGATAAGCTATCTAAAGCAACAGCAATAAAAGGTAGAGAAGATAAAAGAGACGAATTACTAGCATTTTTTAATAAAAGTAATCTAAAAAACTTAGAAAATGTCTTTAAATTACAAAATTATCTTGTGGATAGTAAATTAATTATTATAAATAAACTTAACAAACTATCAAATATTGGTACATTTGTTAAAACAACATCCGGATTTAAGGTGACCAACCCAGAAGGTTTTGTTGCAATAGATCGTATGGACGGTGGAGCAGTTAAGCTTGTTGACAGATTAGAATTCTCTGCTAACAACTTTTCGAAAGATATTATAAAAGGTTGGGATAATCCCAACTAAATGGGAACCGAGGATTAATGAAATCATTTAAAGACTATTTAGTCGAAGAAACAAAATTAGTAACTTTTGCATTTGGCAGATTCAACCCACCGACGGTTGGGCATCAAAAGTTATTTGATCAATTAAAAAAACTCTCTCGGGGCGGCGTATACAGAATCTACGCATCTAAGTCAGTCGACAAAAAGAAAAATCCATTAGGTTTTAAAGACAAAGTTAAGTTCATGAGGAAAATGTTTCCGAAGCATGCACGTAACATTATGGCAGATCCAGACGTACGAAATGCATTAGATATATGTGTTAAATTATATGACCAAGGATTTACTAAAGTACAAATGGTTGTTGGATCAGACCGTGTAAGAGAATTCGATACTCTCCTAAACAAATATAATGGCGAAAAAAGTAGACACGGATTCTACGAGTTCGAAGGTGTAATTAATGTTTTATCAGCAGGAGAAAGAGATCCAGATGCAGAGGGAGTGACAGGGATGTCCGCCTCTAAACTTAGACAGTTTGCATTAGATGGTGAAAGACAAGAATTTGCTAAAGGTATATCAGTTGCTTCTATTGCAAATGATTTATATAATGCAGTTCGTAAAGGTATGGGATTAAGAGCTGAATCAAGTCAACCTCATACCCAATTAGAAAAAGTTTCCGATGTAAGAGAAAATTACATACAAGAAAAAATATTTAGAATTGGAACTAAAATTCAATTAAAAGAAAACAAACAAGAGGGTAAAGTTATTATCCGTGGTTCTAATTATGTTATAGCAGAATTCAACGGCAAAAAGAAAAGATGCTGGTTGGATTCTATACAAGAATTAGCTGGTGAATGGGGAACAGATGAGCTAGTAGTTAACTATGCATCTAATACACCGGGTCAAAGAAATATGTCTTCCTATAAAAAAATGAAAATGAAAAAAGAAGACAAAAAGAAAAAGAAAAAAGAAGAAGGATACAAAGACGGTGATTCCTCCCGTGGTGATAAGAACTATGACTCGTTTAAAACTGGAAAGAAATCTACAGATGCTAAAAGAAGAGCTCAGCAAAATAAACAGAAAGATATGGCTGATGATGATCCAGATGCATACAAAGATTTACCAGGTGATAAAAAAGCAAGAAAGAAAGGTTTACCACCATCTAAATTTACAACGAAGTATAAACAAATGTATGGCGAAAGTATGACATTCGAGGATTTTCTAGTAGAAAATAAAGGACAAGCACAAAAAGCTTTAAAAAAGAAATCAGATGCAACCGGGGTTTCGATGGCTATATTAAATAAAGTATTCGATAGAGGATATGCTGCTTGGAAAACAGGACATAAACCAGGAACAACTCCAGTTCAGTGGGGATTAGCAAGAGTTAATTCCTTCTTAGTTGGTGGACCGGTTTGGCAAAAGTTTGATAGTGATCAAGCTGAACTAGCTCGTAAGGGTGGATTTAGTCCTAAAAGATAATGGCGGATTTTAAACTAACTCCTGATAGAGAAAAGGAATTAGAAAAGATAGCCAAGGATTTACCAGATAAATCTTTTAAAGACAAATATGGTAAAGATTGGAAATCAGTTAAGATAGCTACTGCTATGAATATACTAAAAAAGAAATATGGATTTAAAGAGGAAACTAAAATGAAATTTAAAGAACTAAGAGAAAGACTTAATAAGATGTCTGGCAGTAAGTTAACTGGTGCAGAGATTTCCACGTATTACAGAAAGAACCCGGGTGCTAAGAAAGCTGCTAAAGATCCTAAAGTTAAAAAAGCTATTGAGCTTGCTTTGGATCACGGCGGAGCTATGAACTTTGCTATTAAGCAAATAGAAAAAATGAAAAGAGGATTAGCCGATCATCCAGAGGTTGCTAAGGCTTTAGAGTTTGCTAACTTCGGTGAAGAAGTAATGCGAGAGGCTTTAAAAGATGACTAAATTAAGTAGGAAAGAACAAATCATAGCAGATGCTGAAAGACGTCTGAATTTTAAAATCAAAGAGCTTCGATATGAAATGATGAAAAAGAAAATGGAAGCAGAAGGTCTTTGGGATAACATTCATAAAAAAAGAGCGCGAGGCGAGCGCATGCGTAAGAAAGGCGAAAAGGGTGCACCTACTGCAGATGCTATAGCAAAAGCAAAGGCTGGTTCACAACCTGGTAATACTAGTACAAGTGAAAAAATGGATGCTAAAAAGGTAAAAGAATTTTATAGGAAAAAATAATGTTTACGTACAATATTAAAATAACAAAAGTCGTAGATGGTGATACAGCCAAAGGCGATATTGATTTGGGATTTGGTATGACTTATGCAAATCAAACAATTCGGTTTTGGGGTATTGATACTCCTGAATCTCGTACAAGAGACCTAGAAGAAAAATACTACGGTAAATTATCCGCACAATATGTAAAAGACAGACTAATTGTTGGAGAAAAAT